ACCCAGTGTGGGTCGAGTGGCTGATGGGGTGGCCGCTAGGGTGGACAGACTTAAAGCCATTGGAAACGGGCAAGTCCCACTCTGCGCAGCCACAGCATGGAGACTCTTAAATGAACCAAGACCTACCCCCAGCCCTCGATGCCTGCCTTGACCTGGTCAAAGACTTACTCCACCCAGAAGTCTTTGGCCATGCAATCCCCAATGAAGTTAAAACCCGTGCATACGTTGTCAGGACCATGCTGGAGCGCTTGAAAGCCCGAATGGAGACCAGCACATGGCCAGAGGCTTAAAGCCCCGTGTAGAGCCTGCCATCGAGGCAGCGCTACAAAAGAAAGGCAACCTCTCAGACCTTGACTTGGCCAAGCTGTGCTTTTGTGCCAGACGCAGTGCTGCGAGGATTCTGTTTGACTTGCACCGCCATGAGCTGGTCCATATCTCTGGCTACACCAGAGTGAGCGCCAATGGCCAGTGGCGGCCTCTGTGGTCATGGGGTGATGGGGATGATGCCATTGCCCCTGGGCCAGTGCCAGGCTCTGAGAGAATCAAAAAATACAGAGAGAAAATGTCAGCAGATGACAAAGACTTTGGCTTGGCCAGACGCAGGCAGAAAAGACGGGTTGTGAAACGCGACCCACTTGTGGCCGCGTTTTTTGGGGGTTAGTTATTGGCCTAAAAGGCTAATCAATCCAGCTGCACCAGTTTGCGGGAACATCTTTCTCAAGAGTTCTTGTGTGGCCGCATCAGTGCCTGGTGCAACACCAGTCTGCATTCTTGATGCAAGGTTAGCAGTTGGCTGGGCCGTATAGGCACGGGCTGCAATGTTAGTTGGTGCGGCCAGCAGCATACTCAATGGGCTGACTTCCATAGACCTTGTGGCCGTGCCAGAGTCGCCAACAATTGGCTTAAATGCTTGGGCAAACCTAGCGGCCTCATACATTGGAGTCTGGTTAGAGCCATAAACAAAACCTTGTGGGTCTTTACGGGTCAATGCACTGGCCAAGTTTAAGCCTGACACATTGCCAGTCGATGGATTGACCACACCTTGATTGGACCTGATGGTCATCAAGTTGCGATAGTTGGCACGGGCCAGCTGAAATGCCGCCTGCTGCTCTTTAGACAAGCCTTGGGCCAAGGCATCATCGACCATTTCTTTAACTTGGAATAAAGCGCTGCCAAGTTCACGATCACCCATTGCTGTGGTCATTTCGTTTTTGGCACGCTTACCAATTTTTGACGATAAAGCCTGCAATTCATTGCCACTGGCCTCGCCTTTGGCTGCTATGTTTTGCAGCTGCTGCACAAAAAGATTATTTTTAAATGGCTGAGTTGTTAGACCTTCAAAAGCCTTATCCACAATTTCAATGCCAGTTTGGATGGTATTGCCATCTACCTTTTTGACTTCTGGACTGGCCACTTGTTGGTAGACCTTACTGATCTGGCGCTGTGCTTGGGCCAAGACTGGATTGCTCAATTCAGCAGAATCAACACCAATGGCCTGCGCTGTGGATCGGTTAAGAATCTTTTGGTTTGTATCTTTGATTGTGTTAAATGGTCCAGAAGTAAATGGGTTTGACTCCATTCGAGCTTCCATCTGCTGCAAAGACCTAGAGCCAGTCTCTTGACCAGGCGTTGTTCTAAATCCCATTTCCTTGCCACGGCCAAGAATAGACTGCTGGGCCGCAGTCAATCCGGCTGATGGGTCTGGACCGACTGCACCAGGAGTCATGCCACCACCAGTCACTGTGGCTGTGGGCGTTGTGGTCACATTGACTTGAGCGCCACCAACACCTGGTTGACCAGGCATTGGTGCTGCTGGTGGTTTAGCGCCAAAAAGTAACTTGGACAATTTATCTGCACCATAGCCAGCCCCAGCACCAAATACAGTACCAGCACCCATTTGCTCGACTTTCTGGGCAAAGAATTCTGGCGTTGTCATGCCTTGTGGTTTCTGGCCAGTAACCAGATCAGACAATGTTGTGTCTCTTGATGGGGGTGTGGCCACGGGTTGTGAAGCACCGCCAATTGCACCAGTAATTGCTCCGGCCCGTACTGGGGCAGTGGTCGCGCCAAGTACGCGCACGGCAGCAGTTGATGGGATCAATGTGCCTGCAATGTTGCCTATGACTCGGCCCACATCAATTTCACCTTGACGCATCTGGCCTTGTCGAAAGTTTCTTTGATAGTCAAGTTCGGCCTGACGATTGATGTCTTCAACCCTTCTGCGCTCTGATTGGGCAAACTGCTCAAGACTTGAGCCTGCTGGTGAAATGGCTTCTAGGCCACGGGTCAGCAGTTGAGCGCCAGCGTCTGGAATATCACGCAAACCGCGAACAAATCCACCGACTGGTGAATCCATAAGTTTTGTCCCAAAAGACTCTGGGGCTTTGCCCATTGGCGCTGGCGCAGGGGCAGGGGCAGTTGAGCCTTCAAGTAAATTACCAATAGCTTTTAATATCTCATCATCAGACATTGAGTCTGGAAACTTTACTGGTCCAATGTTTGGAATTTGAACAATTTTGTCAGCCATTTTTTACTCCGTTACATAACGATAGAGACCAGTTGTTGGGTCTTTGACTAATCGAGGAACACCGGCAGGCTTTGCAACCACTGGGGCATTCTGTGCAGCCACTGCTTTTTCCACTTGCTTATAAGCTGGGCCAGCACGCACAGTCATGGCCAGTTCAGTGTCGCGTCTAGCACGGGCTTTTTGCTCAATGGTTTTTGCCGCGTCATTGGTCTGTGGGAAATATTTAGTGATCTCTTTTTCCATCTCTTCCACACCAATAACCGCACCAGACTCTGGTCGCAAGTTGGCAGTGACCCAATTCTCTTGGGCCTGACGATATTGCTGACGGCCAACATCTTCGGAAACATTGGCCAAGCCGGTGGTTAGTCCGGCACTTGGGATAGCTCGCATGATTGCCTGATACTTACCTGGCTGACCATAAGCCTGCTCAAGTGTGACTGGCTTGCCAGTCTTGGGGTCCAATATTGGCTCGCCAGTTTTATCTACAGCAGGCTGATTGAAAATATTCGTTGACTGCTTCATTCGGAAAGCAAAGCCTGCTGACTTGCTTTGATCTTCAGTAGGTTTAGAGCCAGCGCCTTCAAATGGTGTTCCGGCTGCTGTCATCACTGGGATGGCTGGACCGCCTGGTGCAGTTGGCACATAAGACAGACCATCTGGGCCTTCTTTGAGTTGATATCCACCACGATTGAATTCTTGCTGACGCAAGTTCAAACCGCCTTGAGCCACAGTCAAATTACCTCTGGCAACGCCAAGGTTTCCTTGGGCAATGATGTTGGCGGCCACTTCCCCTGGAGTCATTGTCTGGGCATATGTCTCGCCACCTTTGAGTTTTGACTTGTCAATGGCCACAGTTTGACCGCCTTGGTTCTGCAAGATGACATCACGCTTTGGACCATAGCCTTGCATGGTCTTAACAGTGCCATCTTTGTATTGCTGGACCAATAATGGGTTGCCTTTAGAGTCAGTCACTTCAAATGGCTGGCCCGTTATTTCAGCCTTTGGATTAAGTTCTTTGGCAATGTCCATGTATCTTTTTGCATCTTCAGCCTTGCCTGCACTTGTTGATATTTGCGCGGCTCTGCGATATTGTGAAGCCAGTATTTCATCAGCAGATGGAGGCTGAATGGTTGCAGCCAGTTCAGCGCGAGCCACAGTTGGTCCGGCTTGCATACCTGGCGCCATCAATGCTTGTTGCTCTGGTGACAAAGCCGCTGGCGGTGGTGCTGCAAATACACCAGCAATTTGTTTTTGTAAATCTTGAGCTGTTTTAGCTTCAGTCAATTTCTGGCCCAAAAGCAAATCTTGAAAAGAGCTGGCACGGGCCTGCTGATAACCTTGCTGGCCTGCCTGCAAAGCTGATCCAAGTGCTTGGCCCATGCTGATTGGCACTGCACTTCGGCCACTGGCTTGGAGCAATGCACCGGCTGCTGACAGTGCAGCATTTCGGCCCAAGAGCTTGCGCTGATCTTCTGTCAGCAATGCATCAAGTCCCGTTGGCACACCGCCACCGCCAAACAAATTGCCTAAACTTGCAAAATCAAATTGAGTAGCCATATTTCCACCTTAATCCAATAAACCTCTGAGGCGAGTATTGACCACATCGCCTCTGCTCATCATGTTAGTTGATCCCGTATCTGGTGCAAGCAAAGACGCAGCCCTCATGGCCCGTCTTTCTTGACCAGGCTTGATGGCCAGTTCTGCTACTGGTGTTCCAGCTCGATCCATGGCCACCGCCACATTGTCAAAGCCTTTGGCCTGATCGTATGCATAGCCAAAGAGCGCCATGCCCACATCACGCTCAGAGCCTTGGTCAATGATCCTGACCTTTGCTGGGTCACTGGTGATCACAATGCCCCTGCTTGTCTCAGCCACTGTCAACCCATCAGGGATGCGAGATGGCATCGGTGATCCAGGCGTGATTAGGATGGTGTCACGCTTGCTTGAGGGATCAAGCAAAGCCATGAGCTGCGCATCAGCGTAGCGTTGTGGCTCTGGGGTTGGGATGTTTGGCATATTAGATCAGACTGAGCAATGCACCAAGTCCAGCGCCAGTGCCTGCTGTTAGTCCCAAAGTGCCAGCCAATTGAGAGCCAGCCAATGCACCACCAAGAGCGCCAGCACCGACATTCTGGCTGTATGGCGTTGTGGCCTGCATTCCAAGATTGGCAGGCTGCGCACCGAGTGAAGACTGGACCACACCAAGACGCTGCAAACCAATATTTCGGATTGCATCCATTTGTTGCTGGTCCAATGCTTGACGCGCACCGCCAGCGCCCATGACCGCTTGAGCGCCGCCAAGACGCAATGCTTGTTGCTGTGCAGCAAGACTTCCAAGTTGACCAGCCGCGCCAGTACGCAATTGCGCACCTTGCAAGCCTGCTTGCTGATTGGCAATGTCGGCTGCTGATCTTCGGGCAATGTCGGCCTGCTGCATAGCCATGGCCTGATTGAATGCCTGCTCGTTTAATGTTGTACCAAGTGTGGCGGCCTGCTTGGCAAACCCTTGGTTAGTCAAAGCCTCGGCCACACCTTGGCGCGATCCACCAAAAGCACGGGCAGCAGTTGCACGTTCACCAGTCTGCTGAATGGCAGCGCGTCTTGCCGATTCCAAATCACCCAATGCGTTCTCACGCACCATGCTTGTGTAAGGATTCATGTAGCTGCCAATTGAGCCTGGGCCTTGCCCCATGCTCAAGTTGGTCTGCTGCGCTGTGATCTGACCAGGCTGATAGACACCGCCATAAGCCGCCATTTGTGCGGCCAAGTCAGTGCCAGATATGCCTGGGCCAGCGAGGGCCGTGTTGACCAGAGCTTCCTCGCCTGCCTGATACAAAGGGTTGTACCCAGCAAACTGCTGGACCGGCAATGCGCCAGCGACCCCTTGGGCCTGCTGAAAGTTGGCCAAGAATGCTTCTTTGATCTGTGGATCAATGGAGCTTGTTGAGGTTGTTGTTCCACCTTTTGACATATCGCCACCTTATCCGAGTAAAGATTTCATTTTCTTGGCAGGCACTTTGCCTTCATTGATCATGTCCAAGAGTCCCTTGCCGTATTTATCGACTGAGGACTTCTTGATGACGTATTCACCGCGCATCATGTCAACTTGACCCTCATCTGGTCCAGCAGGGTCACGACCAGAAACCTGAGTAATTAAGCCGCCATAGAATTTATTATGAGAGACAAGACCTTCAGAAATGTAGGTGTGTGCATCTGTAACCACCATCTCAATGACTGGTCCAGTTCCAACATCAGTGATGCTGACCAGCTTCTTTGTCACATCTTCAAAACCACGAATTGATGTGCCAATTTCAATGTCGCTTATCTTTTCCCACTTATTGTCAGCAGTTAAAAATTTGTGCGTAATGGAAATAATGATTTTTTGGCCATCGTCAAACAGCGCCTCAACTTTGGGGCGCTGAAGAACATTGACATACTCGACTGGAAAGTCGCCATAAACAAAGGTCTCATCATGTAGCGTGTGCAACATATCACCGACCTTGAGGTCGCCAGCGCGTACAGTGCTGCGATCAGCAAGCAAGATATGCACATCTGGGTCTACGCAGTCGCCACTAGCAGCGCCGCTATCATTGCCACCACCATCACCGCCACTATCCCCACCATCACTGCCATCACCAGTGCCACCACCAGAAAGGTCCACGGCAGTATTCCCAGCAGCCGCAGCCGCAGCCTTGGCTGCATTAGCCGCAGCGATCTGGTCATACAGACCAGGGTTATAGCCACCCATTGGCAAGTTGCCGACAACATTTTGATAAGGATTGCCGACTGGTCTCATCTGGCCCATGATCTGGGCATAGGGTGAGCCAGTGCCACCCACTGCAAATGGGTTGTACTGAGAGCCAATTGGAATGGATTGATAGTTGTTGAAGTTCTGGGCAAAGCCTTGGGTTGCACCAGCAAATGGTGTGGTCGCCCGAAAACGATTCTCAATGTCTGTGCCAGGCATTCCAGTGATCTGACCCACTTGGCCCGTTGTGATGCCAAGACGATTCATCTCGGCAGCAATTTGCGTGTCAGTCAAATTGGGTGTTGTTTTAAGCCAGTTGGCAAATAAGTCGTAATTGTTTGTGGCTGTTGTATTTGTTGTGTTTGTAGTTGTATTAACTTTAGTGTTATCAACCACAGTCTTTGGCAAATATGGGGAAAGCCTTGACTGCACTTGGCCCACTGGCACACCCGTCATGCTTGAAATTTGCTGCGCATTGAGACCCAGACGATTCACTTCAGCAGCAATTTGTGCATCAGTTAAATTAGGTGTTTGCAGATAGTCATAAAGACCAGTCTCTGCTTGCGTTGCAAAGGTTGGCTTTGTGGCCGTTGTCACTGGCGTTGCAGCTGTAATGCGCTGCTGTACAGTGGCCGCTGGCACACCCGTCAAGGCAGAAACCTCTTGTGCTGAAATTCCAATGCGGTTTATTTCATTGGCAATTGCCGCATCTGACAAGCCTGGTGTTTGCAAATATGCAAGCAATTGTTCGGTCTTTGTAGCCATATTTATCCCCTAAAGTTCCTTTGCAAGTACAGCCCATTTTGGTTTGTACCCTTCGTCTTTCAAAAATGTCTCTGACCAGCCTCTTCGGCCTGCCAAAGTCACCCTGGTGCAGCCAACAGACTTGCCCCAGGATTCGATCAATGGTCGCATCCGTGAGAGTTCATCTAGGTCGCCACCAGCCAGAAAATAATGCAAATTCTTTAGCCTGGGATAGACAATGATCTCTGTCAACACCACCGAGTCCTTGGCTGGCCACAGCTGTAATCTGTGATCCTCGACCATCTCAGCGACATCGTCAAAATTATGTGTGCCTCCACTGTATTCTAAGGCAGCCTCCACATGATGGCGCAGCCTGTCCAAATGTTCTTGGTCGCTCATCGCTTACCAGCTGGCACAGCATCAAGCCTCATCACCCCGACACGCCAGTCGGCCAAGGTGTTGCCAGTGACCCTCATATTGACTTGGCGCCCAGAAAACCTGACAGAAGTTGGGTTGGCTGCCGTGTATGGTCCAAATGACGATTGAGTGCCAGTCGGGTAATTGCGGGTTTTAAATGAAACCACGGCCTCACCCAAAGTCTGCTCATCGGGAATGACCTGACGCACCGACATGATGTTGTCGCCATTGCCAAGCTGGACTGGGCCACTTTCAGCGTAGAGGCTGGCACTGTCATAGTTAAAACCGACTTCATGCTCATAGATGTAGCCAGTGGTTGAAACCATCAAGGGATAGGTAAACACACCGGCATCAACCCCAGCAGTTCTGGCCAATGTGCCAATGTTCCAGTGGTTTTCGCGGTAGTTGAAAGTGACATAAGAGTCGTTTTCATTACTCGATGCGCTTGGGTAATACCACCAAATCTCGCCAAACTTGCTGACATGGACCGCATAGATTTTGCTGGCCTGCGCGTAGTTGATGTTGTCAAAGATGTAATCTGACACATCACTTGGCAGTGGCTTGACATAGCCGTCATATATCCAAAAGCCTGCGCGTGACATCCAAATGGCTGCCGTATCAATGGCCGCCACCGCTTGGGCTGAAATGAGACCGCAGCCACTTCCAGCCTTCTCAAAGCCATAGACAAATGGGGCGCCAACATACTGGGCCGTGTGGACATCCACATCTGTAAACAGTAGGTTTACACCTTTGACCCGCTTGCCAGCGATCAATGTGCCAGGGCTGGCCAAGTCATAGTCGCCTGCAAGGTTGTCGCCTGCTGGTGTCCAAAGGGTATTGTTCTCTTGGTCGCACCACTGCACCTTGCGTGGGTTTCCACCAGCGCCAAGGGCAAAGATAATGCGCTCTTGGGTGACTAAAACCGCCTTGTTGTTAACTGGTGCATTGGTAATGGCTGCGGCCAATGTGGGTGTAGCAAACCCCAATTGCCATTCATAGAGCTTGCCATCAGTGCTAGAGCAAGCAATCAAATACTCGCCCCATGTATCGAGTGACCAAGTGGTGGCAGGGATGGGTGTGCCGGTGTCTGGCCGTGCCACGCCATAGGCAAACGTGCCATAGGTGCTGTATCCATAGCCGGTGAGGGTTGTGGAGCTTGCGTAGCCACTGGTGAAGCCCGTTGGCGTAATGTCTTTGAGTGTCCCAGCCTCATTCATGGCATAGAGCTTGGTATGCGTTCCAGCGCCAATGTATCGGTTTCCACTGTTATCGCGCCAAGTGATGATGCCTCGGCATGAGCCAGACATCTGTGAGCTTGACCTGGTACGCCATCCATTGATGGGGCGTAGTGTCCCCTCATACCAGCGCACTAGGTTTGCGTCATACCAGCGGCCTGCTGCCTGGTATTCAGTACCATTTCGGAAAACACCTGGGGGTAGCTTTAAAGGTATGTACATGGCAGTATTTAGGTAATGTTTGAGACAAATGTCATTGTCGCAATAAGTGATGCCGTTGAGGGGTAATTTCCTGATGCAGCATAGGATTGAATACTCACCTGACTGCTGTCAGTCTCCCACCAAAGTTCCACATAATTGGTTGCATTTAAGCTCAAAAAGTAATTCCAGCCGACTAATGCATGGCCATTGACTGAGCCGTGTTTGCTTGGCACTGCAAAGAATCCAGTTGATCCAGTCACCACAGCCCCATTGATTTTGAGCCAGACCCTGACATCATGGTCCTGAGAGTCTGGGTTTTCAAACTGGCCAGACCACTGCAAATTCCAAATGCCAGCGTCAGCCACTGTGATCCTTGAATTGCTTGCGATAGTCACGCCATTGGCGTAATCGACAGTATTCAGTGTCATGGCATAGGCCGTGTTGGCCGCTGCTGCCGTTTGGTCCACAGTGCTTTGAAAAGCCCCGTGGGGTGCATTCATAAACCGACCGCCCCTTGGTCCAAACAAAGACCCCAGCACACTGGCCAGCTTCTTAAAGTAAATGGTCAGCGAGCCATTGTTCTCATTGAAATGCCTGCGCTCATACACCTCGGTCGGATAACCAAGGGTTGGTGGTGCTGGATTCTCAAGTTGTTGTGTTTGGCTGGCCATGGGGTAATTTTATGCCTCAATCAAGCAAAGCGCACTCAGCTTTTCTGCGCTTTAGTAAACCAGGCAAAACCTTTCCACCACCCTTGGTCCACAGCATGAGCTGCTCTTTGGCGCCTTCCCAGTCCCCTGCATTGATTTTTCGTTTCAAGGTAGAAGTCTGAAGCCGGCCAGTGCCGAGGTTGTAGCAGAAGTCCACGATGGCGTTGCACTTCTTTTCGTCTGTGGCAAGGATGGGGCAGTTCCTTAACGCACCAGGCAAGTAAGTATGCTCAAGCTCTATCATCAACAAGGCTCTGGCCGTTGGCTCATCCATTGGTGGGTCCTCCAATGTCACCTTGCGCTTGTCAGCGTAGTAAGTCGAGCCGTAGCCTATTGTTGCCACACCGGCTGGGCAAAGGTAAGGCTTGGCCCGATAGCCCTCAAACTGGCGGCAAAGGGCAGCAGCCAGCTCTAAGTTCATAGACCCCTCTTGGCCAATGTGCGATCAAGAAACCAATAATTGATTGTCCCAGACAGCAATGCAGAAAAGTCTGGTGTCATCATGGTCTTGAACACTTCCACCGCTGGAGCGCCAGCAAGCCAAGCATTCCATGCAAACCAGACATGGATGAAGCTCCACACAAACAGCACCCAGTATGTGACCAGGGGCCGCACTGATGCCGACAGACTGGCCACCCATCCACCGGCAGCTTTGACCATCTCGGCCTGCTGGGTGATGGCATTGTTAAAGGCATCCATCACGCCCACATCGACAGCTGCCTCACGTTGAGCGCCAATCTCAGCGAGCTTTTGTTGGCCCCTTAGTTGTTCCAGTTCGCACTGGCGAGAAAACATCAAGAGTTCATGCGCTCTTTCGTTTTTCTTATCAAGCCATTTCAAGACCTCTGGCGCCATCCTAAAG